CGCGACTGTAACCTCGTTTATTGGCACCAAGGTACCTTACGTCAGTTCCCCAGAAAAACGTGAGATTATCTTGAGCTGTGCTAATGCTCTCGTTGAATCGATGATGCGCGAGTATAGAGCACTCACAGGTTATAGTATTAAGGATGTGGCATTTTGTCTCAACTATGAGGAGACTTTGTCCACTTACGATCTAACTAGAAGTGCAGGCTATGATGGAGGTACGAAAGCGTCTTATGAGCGTGAAAACTCTTATGAGCTGCACCGCGACTTCTACCGTTGTCTCGAAGGTGAGATTGTCCCAGATGTTTATTCTCTCATGGTGCCCAAGTCAGAGTACTTGAAACCGGAGAAGAAGAACATTAAGGAGAGGATCATCTTCGTGATGAATTTGTTAGCACTTATGTACGTAAAATCCCTCACTCACATACTATTTTCAGAGTTGATGGTGATCTACAAGGCACATTGCTGTTACATCGGTTTTTGCCGTTTTTACAGCGATTACCCAGATTTGTATCAGGAACTCTCTTCTGCAAAGGTGGTCTTTGGAATTGACCTATCAGGGCAGGAGTATAGTAACCATCAAGATATGCAGGAAGCCCTTTGGGAGGCTAGAACAAAAATGGTTCCGGCTGAGATGCATGCGCATTTCAGGAAGTTTGCCAAAATGATCGGTGTTGCGACAGCAATCGATCTACAGGGAAACTTTTGGAAAATTTGTTGGAAAACTCTCTCTGGAGGACCTACCACCTTGATTGACAATACCTGGGCAGCTATTGTAGTCTTTATCATCGCCAATTCTTTGTATTTTAGAATCACCCCCAAGGAGTTTATGTCTTTGTATGGCAGACTCTGGGGTGGTAAATTTGTGGGTGATGACGCATTAGTCGGCTTTTATGTCTGGATAGATTGGGCATCTTACAGTGACTTCATGCATCGCGCGTATTGGTGGATGGGCTATGTCTGTAAATTGACACAACCCCAATCATCAGCGTACGGGCTGGAGTTCTGTGGTGCAACAATCATGTCGGAAGGCGAGCACGCCATTTCGACAAAACCGGAAAAAGTGATCGCCACCCTTTTATCGTCGGGGAACACTGTGGAGAAATTCGCAGAGGTTCTCGGTGGTATAGAGCCAATACTCAAGGGTAGCATTTACGAAAATTACATTTCAGAACTTAGACGTAAGACGGAACCGATAGTCGGACAGGGCCCATTTGTACCTGACTATCTTATGGACGAGCTCCTACCGAGAAGGTTGAATTCGTAAAAACAAACCTTTTAAAGTCTTCTCAGTAGAGTTTTACCACATCATGTCTTTAATGTCATCAAGAAAAGTTTCTAGGTCCCGCACCCCG